ACTGTACACGCGAGCTATAATTACGCACACATGGCGTATTCTAACTCCTGAGTAAGGTCAGCGTTCTTGAGCGGATCACCCATGATGACCAGCGGATCGCCTTCGTAAACACTAATAACTGTTGCGTGCAGTTCGCTACACTGCACTTCTATACATTTCTGTATAGTACGGACTATATCTTCATCCTTGCGGACGCCCACCACTTCGATTGCGCTTGCAACCTACTTCCTTACGGAATAGTCTCTGAACCTTCTCCTATTCGGAGCTTGGCTGCTGATTCTCCATTATATTGATACTTAGGGGTTAGCCATATATCATCTTATTATTTCTTTCTGCTTTCGCCGCCATCGCGCTTATCTATATTTCAAGATTACGCTGTGGCATAATAAGCTTTAGGAATTTCCAGCAATTCAATGGGATATTATTCAAACATATTTCTATGTAAGCAGTCTATTTACGCGGCACATTGATATTGTGTCGCCCTAAACTTAATGGGTTTGTCATCGCCAGCGATGATCGTCAGAACGTCGTCGTCATACAGGAAATCGGAAGTACCGATCTTATGACGCTGAGGCATCGCCACAACGGGTGTGCCATAATACTTGCCGTAGTAGCCGAGATTATGGAGCTCATCCTTAGCACCGTCGGACTGAATAGTCTCAACGAGCTTCTGGCAAGCCTTCTTAGTGCCCACGATAGTAGCGGGCTTGCCACCGGCAGCCGCCTCTACGTGAGCGATCAGGGTCTGCAGGGTCTCTGCATTGTACGCACCAGCAGCAGGGAAGTAAGTAACTCCACCCATCTGCGCAGCGGTAGCGTTAGACCATACCTTGTAAACATCCTCCAGAATCTTCTGACGCATAGACTCGGCAACCTTCTGGATGAGCTTGTTGAAATCAACACGACCAGCCAGTACACGGTTGAGCTCCTCATAAATGCGGATAGTCTTCAGATTAGTAGGAATAGTGACCTCGGTAGAGCCACCAATTCTCTGTCTGCGAGTGCCCTGATTACCCTCAGCGGTATCGTCAACTACAAACAGAGTGCTGTCCTCAACAATAAATACGTTCTCGTCACCAAGCGCCAGATTGCGATAATCAACCAGCGCATTGAAGAACTCGTTGCCGGTCAGACCACCGACAACTACATTTGCCAGAATCTCTTCTACAAGCGCAAACAGGTTAGCGCACTTGCCGTCACGGATTGCCTTGTAATCAATCTTCTCGCTGCCGTTGTTCGCCGCGATCAGCGCCTGACGGATTGTCTCCTGAGACTCTGCATAGGAATACTGCTCGATGTGACCCTGATAAGCGTCAACTGCGAGCTTAACAATATTCTTCATATCGTTCATAGTCTTATTTCTCCTTTCCTAGATTAACCTACCTGAATGGCAAAATACTTCAGAGCACCAACAATGTTGATATCAATGATCTTGCCAACTACGGTGGAACCAGATGTAGCGCCAGTAGCGGCGGCAACAACATTCAGCTTAGTGCCAGCCTTCAGCTCAACTACATCACCAACAGCGGGGTTTGTAGCGCCATCAAGCGCGTCCTTAGTTACGGAGAAAATATCACCTGTGTGCAGATGATAACCGCGTGCGATTACGCCCGCCTCATTTCTAAAATCAGTCAGATTGCGCTTGCGCTCGTCATACAGGAGCTCAGGGGTAGCAATCAGTACAATGTCCTTAAGCGCGGAATTAGCCGCAGGGGTGACACCCTTATAAACCTCACGGGAACCAGTCTCCAGACCATCCAGAAGAGCAACGTTGCCGTTCTCAATGGCGGTCTTGGTACCACTGGGCTGATAGCGTACGGAAGCCATGCCCGCGCGATTGTCCGTACCGAACAGACGGTCTGTTCTAACAACTGCATATGCCATAACATATACCTCCTTGATTAATCATTCTGAGTAGCGCGGTACTTTTCCACTACGCCACCATAAGGCTTAGAAGCCTCTTCTTCTTTAATGTCCCCGACCTTAATCTTCGGGGTATTCTTAACACTCGCGTTAAACTTTGCAACGATGCCGTGACGACCACACAGTGCATAGCACTTGTCCTCAAGTGCATCCAGTTCATAATCAAGAGCGTTATTAACTAATTCTTGATACTCTGCAACATCAGCCAGATCCTTGGCAAACTTGTCAAGCACCTCCTGACGAGCAGCAGTAGCTTCGGCTTTTTCGATATCCTGCTTGTATTTACGCAGGGTGTTCAGCTCGCTGTTCATGTCAGCGATCTTCGACTCAGCCTTAGTGTACTTCTCTTTATAAGAAGCACCGTCGGTAAGCATCTGCTCAATAAAGCTGAACATCGCAATACCGCCCGCAGGGACTTCGCCCTCAAAATCGACGATATCAAATTTCTTGCGAGCCTTAGTAGACCAATCAATGGTCACTGCATCGCCATCGGTTGAATATGTAAAACCGTAGAGTAACCAGTCAGTAATGTCGTAACAATATACCTGAGACAGCTCAAGATTGCTGTCGACATACCAATAGTTGGAAGTCTCGCCCCAGTTTGTCTCAACTGTAGGCTCTTCCAGTACCCTTCTGAGTTCATCAATAATGTTTGATGTGAGATTAAACTCCTCGGGAGTATCGATCTCTTCAGTCTGCTTTTCCTCGGAAGGCTCAGCGGGCTCTGCAGGTTCTGCAGGCTCAGCGGGCTCTTCAGGTGCAGGCTCTTCGACCTCAGGTGTAGTCTCAACCTCGGTCTCGATCGTCTCCTCAGCAGTCTCAGTTACATCAACTGCGGTCTCCTCAACCTCGATAATCTTTTCGGTATTCTCCAACTGTTCTCCTCCTTCCGTCGAGTAATTTGTATAACTCTCCTTTAGTTCTTGCATCATCTCAGCAAACTGCTCTTTAAATTCGCGCATTGCGAAATCCATAGCGGAGCTTTCAAAGCAGGGAGTCACGGAAATGAGACATAAGGCGTTAAATTCAAAATCGTAAATGTGATAAATACCATCTATCGATTCACCGTCCTTGACGCTAATCTCCATAGAATGAGCAGTAATGCCGTCGTTTTTGAGCTTTTGGTATGCTTCTTGGCGCTTCCATAAAAGAACCTCAGTGCACAAATACTCATTTACTACTCCGCTATCCTCTTCAACTTCCTCAAACCAAACCCTAGCTTCACTCGGTACAACACCAACTGGCTGTGTTAAGTTGACAATTTTTAAGTTGTCGTCCTTGTCCTTCACAACCTCGATGTCGTGACCACCAAGTGAGTCTGTGTCTCGGTCGTAATGAGTAACAAGAGGACAATTAAATAGTGTTGGAACACACTTTGTCAGAGTTTCCTTTGAGATGTATGATCGATTTCGGTTCTCGCCGGGATAACAAATCCTTAGCGTCGCCTTGTCGAACGAAGAGTTGAGTTTGCAAATGTCGGTTAGAGATGTTGCATATTGTAAATTCAAAATCTGTTTCATCCTAACCTCCTATAATTAAAGCCCCGCGCTAATGCACAGGGCGTTTAAACAAGTTAATCAAATGTTAGGAAGTTAGTGGTGAGAATGTTAATATCCTCATCGCTAAACTTCAATTCGGGCTTATTCTCAAATACAAAGAATTCTCTGTTTCGAATAGCCCGCACAAAATTATAGCCAGCCTCTTCCAAGGCTTTGCGAGTATGCTCATCCAGAGCAATAACAAATCTATCCATTATTCACGCTCCCGTTTATCTTCTCCAGATTCTGTCAATTCTCCGGTGCCTTTGCGCGGCGCACCGCCTTCATCAGTGGCACCCTTGTTCTCAACCTCAGATGAACTCATCTGCGACGAGCTACGAATGGGTTGGAATAATTCCGGCAAATTCAGTACAGTAGTCTCCAAAAAGCTCATGCCGTCAAGCTCGGCTTGTCCGAGACCCTGCGATGCCGCATACGCACTAATTGTCGGCAAACCATAAGACGCCGCTTTCAAATACTGTGCGCCCATCTCTTCGCGGTTGTACGGAGAGACATCCAAGAAATTGACCTTCCAGTTCTTACCGTAACTCAGCGACTGGACATAACGGTTAATCGCATCCTCGATACTTTTAACAATTCCGTATGTAATTGCCTGATCATTTTTAATTGACAGTAACAGCGCATGAGCTGATGTTAATTTGCCGCCGAATAACAGACGACTAATACCGCTGGCAGAATATAGACTGTCTTCCGCGTCTGCAACTTCATTAGTATCACCGGTATGCGTCTTTTCAAAACTAATCTTGCTGAGATCCATTGGGGTAAGGACAGAGCCAACCTCTTCCGGCAATACAGCCGATAGGTTGTACCAAAACTCCTTTGCCTTATCATAATCCAATTCCCAGTTACCCTCTTCATCCATTGGCAACTTCATTGCTATCAAAGCGTAGTTTTCTAATGCTGTTTTAGTAAGTTTTAATGATTTATCTATTTTTGTTTGAATAGGGCGCTACCCCTATTCGGCGCATTATAACCGCGCCCTCTAACTCTAATTAGAGTACAGACTATATCTTCACCATGCCACATCGTTGTGGTTTAGGGTTCCCCATTTCAGATTGTCAAACGCTTACAATCCTACTGGCATATGCCATAGTCGTTGAAGCTTTTCCTGTTCGGAACTTGCCTGCTGATTGCCCAATCTCTACAGTTTTTAACCGTCACATCTGGTTTTATTTCATACCTGTGTTGTGGTCTGTAAAGCTCTAAGGGGTTCCCAGCAATTAAAGGAATCGTTTGTGTATATCGTTTCCGACATACCGACCTAAATATTAAGTCTTCAATATCGTAAATCTCTCTAAACAGCCCCGCAAATGGGGGAATTGCGTAATTCAATATATCTTTGTTGCACTTAATTGCAAACGAAGTCGGCGAATCAAGCTCAATCCATTTGTGAGTTCGATCATTCGTATATTGTTTATATTTAGTTTGAAACTCTGGCGGATAGAAATCTAAATAACTTCCGTGAGAATCAAAATATGAAAAGTCGAATGTAACGTTCGGGACGCCACCTTCAACTGTGGTAATCTGACAATATTCACTTGGCAACTGTTGAAATGTAATATCATCATTTGTTACCCACATAGTAATATAAATAACGTCTTCTCTTAGACAGACTGTTAACAGATTAGGAAGTTGCGACTTTATCTTCATCGCAGTTAAAACATTAAGTACTTTACGATAGTTGTTATTTACCGTCTTAATGTTTGCTTTTCGAGGGTCTAATCGATATGGTTCAATAATATAAGCCAAATCAGTAAGCCCAACAAAGTATTGAATAATACGCCTAAAGTGTACGCTAGCACCATAAATATAGATTGCCGCATCTCTCAGTTGCTTTTCATATCTATATGGGTTGGCAAGATATGTCGCCATGTCATCTTTAGTATACTTATTAAATGTCGGCGCATAAACGGTACCATTGAGATCACGTCCAATCAGCCTATTAAGTAATGCAAAGCGGGATGAAATATTGATCATACCCTCTGGTAAATCAGAGAAAACTTTCGGTGGCGTCGGCTTTACATCCGAAGCCCGATGTTTCTTAGCTG